CTGACGTTCTGCAGTGTATGCGGTATTTTCGACAATGCGCTCGGCTTCATCCTTGTCATAGATACCAGCAAATCCGAAGGCGAGACGGGCACACTGAATCATGGCTTTATGCCGTAACATCCGTTTGGGATGCGACTGCCACGGCCCCGTGATTTCTCTGCCTTCGCGAGTTTTGAATGGTTCGCGGCGGCATTCATCCATCCATTCGGTAACGCAGATCGGATGATTACGGTCCTTGCGGTAAATCCGGCATGTACAGGATTCATTGTCCTGCTCAAAGTCCATGCCATCAAACTGCTGGTTTTCATTGATGATGCGGGACCAGCCATCAACGCCCACCACCGGAACGATGCCGTTCTGCTTATCAGGGAAGGCGTAAATTTCTTTCGTCCACGGATTAAGGCCGTACTGGTTGGCGACGATCAACAATGCGATGAACTGCGCATCGCTGGCATCACCTTTAAATGCCGTCTGGCGAAGAGTGGTGATCAGTTCCTGTGGGTCGACAGAATCCATGCCGACACGTTCAGCCAGCTTCCCTGCCAGCGTTGCGAGTGCTGTACTCATCCGTTTTATACCTCTGAATCAATATCAACCTGGTGGTGAGCAATGGTTTCAACCATGTACCGGATGTGTTCTGCCATGCGCTCCTGAAACTCAACATCGTCATCAAACGCACGGGTAATGGCTTTTTTGCTGGCCCCGTGGCGTTGCAAATGATCGATGCATAGCGATTCAAACAGGTGCTGGGGCAGGCCTTTTTCCATGTCGTCTGCCAGTTCTGCCTCTTTCTCTTCACGGGCGATCTGCTGGTAGTGACGCGCCCAGCTCTGAGCCTCAAGACGATCCTGAATGTAATAAGCGTTCATGGCTGAACTCCTGAAAATGGCTGTGAAAAAATCGCCCGCGGAATGCCAGGCTGATTCGGAAAACAGGAAAGGGGATTAGTGATTCAGACCGTTGCCGCGTCCGTCGAGAAAAACTTCCACGAGCAAGTCACGGGTATAAGTGCGCTCAATGCCGCGATGCAGATAAAGTCGTCCGCGTAAATTAGCTGATGCAGTCCAGGTACCATCTTTGCGTTTGACCAGCATTCCTGGCATGACCGCACCGCGATTAACGGTCTGCGTTCCGTAATGTTGATGAACCATAAAAACTCCTGCCCGTAAGCTGGGCTGCTGAACATATAAAGACTTCTGCGCGTATTCAGGCGGTGGATGGCCGCCGGTTGTCATAACTAAGCCGCCTCGTTGAAGCGACTAAGGTATGAAATGTTGAGTTGATTTCAGCTGGTCACACCGACGTTCACGCGTCCGTTTCATCCCTCGCACTCCCCGAAGCCTGCTGAAATTCAAGCTGCGGATCTAAGCGGTCATCGCAACGGTGAATCAGGTAGTTGCCGTATCGTTGTGTTGTTGCGATGAACTTATTTAAAACTATAGTTGTTTTATCGTCAACAACAAAAGTTGTTTTATTGGTTGTTTTAGATATAACTGGTTGTATTTAGGATGGATTTATTTTGTGACTTGAATCGCATAGCGATAACTGAAGCGAGGTTATGGTGGTTTTTTTAACGGTGTGTGTGATGAGGGGAGGGCAAAAGAAAACCCGGCACGGTGGCCGGGTAGCATCACTATTCGATTTTTTTAACCATGTAGTTACGTCGTGATGTTCCTAATCTTTCATTGTGAATCTCAGAAACGCTTACTACGAGCGATATTCGTTCACCAACTTTATATTTACTTTGAATTTCTCCTAACATATCAATCGGATAAGAAGCCTTTATTTTTCCAAGCTCGCTTGCAATCTCCAATTTCCCGTACATGGATAAAATAGCAAGTTCGCCTGATATATGCTCATCCGGTAGCTGAATGACCTTCGTTAAAGCTAAGCGAGCATTCAGTTTTTTTATATCTTCTGAAGAAATTGACACTTGTCTGGTACCATCACTTAAAGGTCCAATCCAAGTAAGATCAAAGTTAAGACTATATTTTTCGCACTCATTTATGATGTTTTTTAGGTTAGCTGTTGATTGCGAACCAATTTCGGCAATTTTAGCCGTGAATGTTTCTTCATCAATGGATGAGAGTAGTGCAAAAATCTCCTTAACAGCATGACTGGATACTGTTTCGATGAGCTCGCAAGAACCAGTAGAAAAAGTAACACCTAACTTCGTCGAACCTGGACGCAAGTCTGCCAATCTCATGTCTAATGATTTTTTAACATCAATCGGCACACGACTAGAATCTTTCCCAGATCCAAGTCGGTAAACTGCTTTCTGTACAAGGGATGCGAGATTACCTGAAATTACAGATAGAATATCTAACGGAATAGACCCGAAATCGACCAAAACACCTTTTAATCTCAACTCCATGAAATCACGTAAAGGATGTTGGTTATCGATTGCACGTTGTCTCTCTCGGAGATCGCTCAGATGGGAGTCAAGTGATCTAAATATAATGTCATCAGCAAATGATCTCCCCTTATTTTGAGCAAGCAGATCCACATCGCGTTGAATGAACGCAATTCGCTCCTTGAGGGAGTTGAATGTTTTTTCTTCGCTCATAACATTACCCTCACGAGGCCTTTAGGATTCTCCTTCCGATCAAAACCAAACCACCCTCTCCAGTAACTTCGCCTTTCACTATAATCGATTTCTGGATGATTTTCAGGCAGCAAAAGAACGTCAATGCTGTAGTTTTCTTTAATAAAATCTCTATTTAACAATGAGCTGACCAATGGCATCAGCGTGTTTGGCAAAGAGTTTAGGGCCAAATAATCGACGACCACGAGTATATCTATGTCATCAGGTTCAGGTTTCTCTGTAGTGAATGAACCATCGATCCACACTTCAGAGAAACATAGACACTGCTGATTAACAAGTTTAAATTGCTCAATAAGCTGTATAAAATTACAGTATAGCATACTTCTTCTAACGGATTTTGGGAAGGTGTCGACACAAAGAGACTTGATGCCATCACTATCCATATCATGAAATCCTGCTGTAAGAAGAGGTGGGAAGCTAGGCTTTTCCATCCTAAGTCCTTGTTTATGCCATATAGTGTTCTATTTAATATTCTTGAAAAGAGTGTGCCTTAAAAAGCTACAGGCTAATTATTAACCATGCTTCCTGTACGTCTGCGGCATGCTCCCAATAACCTTACCGAAGATGAACACCCGGTTCATCTCGTCTTTCTCGATCGGGTCCCACGGTGAGTAGCTTTTGTTATCAGAGATGACCAGCAGCTTATCCTTCATCATTTGCAGGCGCTTTACATGGGCTGTGTCGTCGTACAGAAACGCATAGATACCATCACCGTCGAAAGATTTAACTGTGATATCAACGAACAGCAGATCACCTGGTTCGATCGTTCCTGACATGCTGTCACCACGCACGTTAATGATGCGGATATTTTCCGCCTTCCTACCATCGAACATGTGACGAGCATCGTCAAACGAGTACTCAACCGAGCGTAGAACTTCTACAAACTCACGGTTGATGACTCCCGGCCCAGCACTGACTTCTATATCAAGAACGTCAATCTTGAAGTATTTGGAATGGCTGACAGTTGATTGTATTGGTTGCACTGTACTGTCTGACATATTTCCAACGCCAGAAGATAACCATTCTGCGCGCACACCCAAAGCGTTCGCGATCTCCACGATTTTAGTTGTTTGATTAGCTTTCCCTGTTTCGATTTTCTGAATAGCAGCCTGGCTAACCCCGACCAAATCCCCAAGCGCCTTTTGTGTAAGGCCTCGCGCTAATCTGGCTTCTTTAAGTCTTTCTGAGAGTGTTGTTTTCATAGTCCAAATGTACAACCAAGGTTTTATTCCATCAAACGAAAATGGTTGTTGACTAAAAACAACCATAGTTTTAATCTTGATTCAAATTAACCACGGAGGTTGTTATGAACCCAGCTATCAAAACAGCGATCAATATCGTTGGTTCACAAAAGAAACTGGGCGCTGCTTGCGAAGTTTCACAGCAGGCCGTCTATAAGTGGCTTCACAACAAAGCAAAGGTATCCCCTGAACATGTCGGCAGCATTGTTACGGCTACTGGTGGAGTAGTGAAGGCATACCAGATTCGCCCGGATCTTCCGAAGTTGTTTCCACACACCGAAAAGAACGCAGCTTAAATTTCCATTTCACGCTCTTTAACAATAAGCAATCAACTTAACAGTCAATTCAAACTAAAGGAGTCAATTATGCAACCACTTCCATACCAACAGACTAGCGGATTTAGCCCGACTGCGGTGATAAATCGTTCTCAAACAAAACAGGTGCCAGGCCACGAAAAAATCCGTGATGCCGTCCGCGCCTGGTCGGCTGTAGATAATCAGGATGTCGTTGCCACACTCATTGTGAATGAGTATCGGGAGCAGGGCGGCGGCACCATCGATTTCCCTGATGATGTCAGCCGTGCACGCCAGAAGCTGTTCCGCTTCCTCGATAACAAATTCGATTCTGAAAAATACCGAAATAACGTGCGTGAACTGACCCCGGCAATTCTGGCGGTACTACCGCTGGAATATCGCGGTTACCTGGTTGAGCAGGATAGCTTCATGGCTAGGTTGGCTGAAATGGAAAAGGAACTCAGTGAGGCAAAACAGGCTGTCATTCTCAACGCACCACGCCACCAGAAACTGAAGGAAATTAGTGAAGGTATTGTATCGATGTTTCGTGTGGACCCAGATCTGGCTGGTCCATTGATGGCGATGGTTACTACCATGCTGGGGGCGATATGACAGGTTCAGAAATGGCGAAAGCCGGTCTGCTGGAACAGAACCGACTTTCAGGTGCAAATCGTAACACACTCATTGCGGGAGGAATTATGGCAAACACTGCTGAGATATTCAATTTTCCAGTGCCGGATGCGGCACAAAAGGAGCCGCGCGTGGCAGATCTCGATGATGGTTATACGCGCATTGCAAATGAGTTGCTGGAAGCTGTGATGCTGGCCGGATTAACACAGCACCAGCTTCTGGTCTTCCTGGCTGTCATGCGCAAAACATATGGCTTTAATAAAAAACTGGATTGGGTGAGCAACGAGCAACTTTCCGAATTGACCGGGATATTGCCGCACAAGTGTTCTGCTGCAAAAAGCGTTCTGGTAAAGCGTGGGATTCTTATTCAGAGCGGGCGGAATATCGGCATTAATAATGTGGTCAGTGAATGGTCAACATTACCCGAATCAGGTAAGAAAAATAAAGTTTACCTGAAAGAGGTAAATTTACCTGAATCAGGTAAGAAAAGTTTACCCAAATCAGGTAAAGGCGTTTACCCGAATCAGGTAAACACAAAAGACAAACTAACAAAAGACAATATAAAACCTTTTTCGTCCGAGAATTCTGGCGAATCCTCTGACCAGCCAGAAAACGATCTTCCTGTGGTGAAACCGGATGCTGCAATTCAGAGCGGCAGCAAGTGGGGGACAGCAGAAGACCTGACCGCCGCAGAGTGGATGTTTGACATGGTGAAGACTATCGCACCATCAGCCAGAAAACCGAATTTTGCTGGGTGGGCTAACGATATCCGCCTGATGCGTGAACGTGACGGACGTAACCACCGCGACATGTGCGTGCTGTTCCGCTGGGCCTGCCAGGACAACTTCTGGTCCGGTAACGTGCTGAGTCCGGCCAAACTCCGCGACAAGTGGACCCAGCTCGAAATCAACCGGAACAAGCAACAGGCTGGCGTGACAGTCGGCAAACCAAAACTCGACCTGACAAACACTGACTGGATTTACGGGGTGGATCTATGAAAAACATCGCCGCACAGATGGTTAACTTTGACCGTGAGCAGATGCGTCGGATCGCCAACAACATGCCGGAACAGTATGACGAAAAGCCACAGGTACAGCAGGTAGCGCAGATCATCAACGGTGTGTTCAGCCAGTTACTGGCAACTTTCCCGGCGAGCCTGGCTAATCGTGAGCAGAACGAACTGAACGAAATCCGCCGCCAGTGGGTTCTGGCTTTCCGGGAAAACGGGATCACCACGATGGAACAGGTTAACGCAGGAATGCGCGTAGCCCGTCGGCAGAATCGACCATTCCTGCCATCCCCCGGACAGTTTGTAGCCTGGTGCCGGGAAGAAGCATCCGTTATTGCCGGACTACCAAACACCAGCGAGCTGGTTGATATGGTTTACGAGTATTGCCGGAAGCGTGGCCTGTATCCGGATGCAGAGTCTTATCCGTGGAAATCAAACGCGCACTACTGGCTGGTTACCAACCTGTATCAGAACATGCGGGCCAATGCGCTTACTGATGCGGAATTACGGCGCAAGGCTGCCGATGAACTGACTTGTATGACCGCGCGAATTAACCGTGGTGAGGCGATACCTGAACCAGTAAAACAACTTCCTGTCATGGGCGGTAGACCTCTAAATCGTGCACAGGCTCTGGCGAAGATCGCAGAAATCAAAGCGAAGTTCGGACTGAAAGGAGCAACTGTATGACGGGCAAAGAGGCAATTATTCATTACCTGGGGACGCATAAGAGCTTCTGTGCGCAGGACGTTGCTGCGGTAACAGGCGCAACAGTAACCAGTATAAATCAGGCTGCGGCTAAAATGGCACGGGCAGGAATCTTGGTCGTTGATGGTAAGGTCTGGCGAACGGTGTATTACCGGTTCGCTACCAGGGAAGAACGGGAAGGAAAGGTGAGCACGAATCTGATTTTCAAGGAGTGTCGCCAGAGTGCCGCGATGAAACGAGTGTTGGCAGTGTATGGAGATATGAACTTAAACTTGCTGTGACGGTTTTCATCGGTAACACACCATGTAATCTAGCAGTCAGCTTAGAAATAGGAGCGGCAGTTAAAGATTTTTCAGTTAGTAGAAAATTACTGTTATTGCAGGGATCTAATCACCGGAGAGTCGTTCCATTTGTCTTATGATTACCTGAAGTCCGTTAGTTCGTTGGTAATCACCGTTTTTGTTAGAGAAGTAAGCATCGCTGACAAAATATTCTCAACGATGCCTGCTTTATTGCTACTACAAATTAATTAAATTGCATCTGCAAACTCTGGGGTTTTTCGCTCAGGTATAATTGATGAGTTGCTGTTGTCACTTTTTTTATTTTCATGATTACGAATAGCCAATGACTCATTAAAGTCTTTTGCGACTGCTGTCTCAATAAATTCAATTTCTGAATCAGAGTGTTTTTTAACAGCTTCTTTGATCTCATCCAGAGTAACATAGAAAAACTCTTTTCTACGATTTACAAGATTGACTCTCTTTTTATCGAAGACATCATGTAGTTTTTTTTCTAATGATGGAGCGTCCTCCGAATAAATCATGGCATGTACATCAAAAATAAAAGGAACAGATGCATCACCGAGCTCATTTACACGGTCTTGCGGATCAAGACGTCGTGTCATGCCTATTTTATAAACATTCTCCCCAAAAGAACCTATGTTCGAAATAATATAAACATGACCTTGTTTGGTTTGTTGTGCCATGGATAATGCTCTTTGATGCTTTGATTCAGCCTGCGACAAACTCTGTTCTAGTTCGGCAATGCGATTTTCGAGGCGCTGCTTCATGTCACCAGTAACTTTTTCCATTTCCTTTCTTGCAGCTTCAATTGCTTTTTTATAACGGCGCTCTTCTGCCTCTGCGTCTTGCATGGCCTTTTCTATTTCTCGTTGTGCACGCTCCTCCTCTCTCATTTGTGCCCTTATTTCTGCCTGTTCTTCTTTTTCTTTCTGTTTTTGCTCACGATATTCATGGGTAAGCCACAATTCCTCAAGTTTTTTATTGAGGTATTTAGTGTTTATATATATGTGATTTTGCTCGTTTAGTTTATTTATGGCCTCAAATGCCTTTGTGATGCGTTCTTCCATTTTAGTGATGTTTTTCCACGTGCAATTGCTAATTGCAGCATCACATTCATTATTAAATGCTCTAGTAGTTAGCCTGATATTTCTGTCTGTCATTTTTTTACCCTCTGCTCGAGAGCCTTCAACAGTCCATTGGGTTGTACAATATACTGCGCCAGAGTGGGTTTTATCCCGCAGCATTAATTTCTGTTCATCCCTGATGGATTTTATTTTGTTTTTAAATTGCTCTGAATCTTCAAAATTAAAATGAGGTTCGTAAAATCCTAGTTCGGCTAGCTCAACATCTTCTGAATAAATAGAAATTTGCCTTACTAGTTTATCATATATTTCTTTCTTCTCTTTATAAGTTCTTCTTAGCTCTTGGATTTGTTTATTGATACCATCCATTTTTTCAATGGTGTTTGTTAGTTCATTATTGGCATTTTCTTTTACTTTTAGGGATTCTTCTTTTATTATGGAGCATTCTTGCTCTGTTTTCTCAATAAGCTTCTTACATTCTTCTTCTACATTAAAATAATCTGCAAAGCGAGATTTGTATTCTTCATTTTTTTGATTGCTATCACTTAATTCTAATTGTATTTTTTTGATGCGTTTGATTGCAGCTATATAAAGAACAAGAACAACCAATAAAAATATGATTGCAAGTAATAGAGGAGTTTGAGTCATTCGTGCTATTCCTTACGGACAATTTAAGACGTTTTGTATTAAATCCTGTTCAATGTGTATGCGGGTGATTGCTACCGCTTACAATCTTCATAATTATCAGTTAGATAGACTCGCTAGTAAATAATTTCATTTTTTGCAATATTCTTATTGAATATTTCAATTTATGAAATGAACTCTTTATCCTTTCAAGGTGAAAGGTTTCTTCTTCGGAAATATTTGCTCTCGTGTGACGTATAAAGACCTTTGATTTTCAAAAATCAGTAGGGAATAATATAGTTACTGTCGGCCTGAACACCCGGTGGTGGGGTTGCGCTAAACGGGGACGTTTATGCGCACACACAATCCAAACTCTCATCTCCATTCACAGATGCAGAAATGCACCTACGATTTTTTACATTCGGTGTTTTACTTCGACAGCCAGAATTGGGAGTCTCTATTCGTCTGGCGGCTAAAGGTGATATGGAAATCGTTATGTTTTGGCCTGAGGTAGTTGTAACTGTTGTAGCAGCTATGGATGTGATCATCATGGTGTCCATTTACTGGGGTTGACGACATGATTTATCCGGCGCTATATTCTGTGCGTTGCCGCAAAATCGGCACACGGGATTGGCGTCCCGGGATACTACTCAACGCATACCGCGTTAAGCGGTTTTTTTGTGCGCTAAGCACGGCTATGCCCAAATTATGGTGGGCTGTGTGAGGGCTTCTTCGGAAGCGCCGGGTTTGAGTAGCCGGTTACGCCAACCTTACACAGTTCACCACCAGTCGATTGGCGTCGTTGGTGGTGATGGTTAACCTGATGAGGTGATACTATGACTACTCAATTAGCATTCCACAAAACGACGTTTACCCCGATTTGCCACAATAACAGAATTTGGCTTACTGCCACTGAAGTTGGTTTAGCACTGGAATATGCGGACGATAAAGCAGTTCAGCGCATTTACTCTCGGCACTCAGATGAATTCACAGATATGATGACAAGGGTGGTCAAAGTGACCACCCCTCGTGGAATGCAGGAGTCTCGAGTATTTAGCCTTCGCGGAGCCCATTTGATCGCCATGTTTGCTCGTACTCCTGTGGCCAAAGAATTCCGCCGCTGGGTTCTGGATATTCTCGATCGAGAAGTTCAACAATCCCCAATCACAAAACAATTCACTGATAACGAACTTTGCACACTCGCCTGGTTATGGCGAGCAAGTGATACGATGTTAACCGCCTGCCAGAACGTTACGCCCCTTCTTCAGGTCGCAGAGCATCGCGAAGCAGGTAGATTCACTTCAATCGAACAAGAATATCCTCGGATACTCAACAGGGCGCGAGAAATCCTTGCCAGAGAAACGGCGCATGTAAAATTCCAACCGTGGCAGGATGATAAGTGGAGTCGTGTGTTACCATATTTCCGTCAGAATCTGTTGCAATAAAGTCACTAGTTAGAAATACTGCCAGCATTCTGCGATGACGGAAGTGCTGGCATTTTTTTTGGTAATGTGCGAGTCCATTTCATAAAATACGGGTACTGGAACTGGACGATATAATCTAAAAGATACCATTATCAGTAGCATTAAAATCGCTATGTGCCGATACGGATATAAATTATATTGATTGTTCACATACCTTATTGGATATTACTGAGGGGTGTTTATATAAGGTGTAACGATGATGTGGAACTTTGACAGTGCCGACTTAAGTGCAATAGCAGCAGGCATTTCTGCGTTTGGCACATTAGCCGCAGCGGGGTCGGCGCTTGCAAGTTGGTGCACGTCAAAAAAAGCGCTGCAGCTACAAAATAGAGTTTACCTTTATGAGTCTTTAAAGGCTTGCGCTGAGAGAGCCAATTCATCAGCTAAAGATAAGCGCGGATCTGAATGGAGCGTTAATGATGCAGCGGATATCATCAGGTGCCTAGTACGGGCGATGGAGCTCATCAAGCAGGATAGCCAGCAGAAAGAAGGTAATCAGGCATTAATGTTGAAACAGTACTTTGTTAATCTGCTAATAATGGAACTGTACGAGGAAGTTCATAACGGTGATGCGGCTGATTCTGTTTTTAAAAGTACGGAACCTACACAAGTACTTGATAACTTATGGAGCAAATGGCAGGAGGCTATAGCTTTTTTTGATATTTGGAATTACCCAGTTGCGACTGAGGAAGACTTGGCAGACTAATTTTCAGCACATTTGATTTCCAATAATCAACCAGCCATAATCATGCCATTGGAGCTTGAACAACTCCGGTGACTTCTGCGCTAAACGGGGACGTTTATGCGCACATACAATCCAAACTCTCTTCTCCCTTCACAGATGCAGAGATGCACCTGCGATTTTTTGCATCCAGCGTTTGACCTCTGCGGAGGTGAAGCGTGAACCTCCCACAAGACGGCATCAAATTGCATCGTGGTAACTTCACCGCTATCGGCCAGCAGATCCAGCCTTATCTGGAGGAAGGCAAATGCTTTCGCATGGTGCTTAAACCGTGGCGTGAGAAACGCAGTCTTTCCCAGAATGCACTCAGCCACATGTGGTACAGCGAAATCAGTGAATACCTCATCAGCAGGGGTAAAACGTTCGCCACTCCAGCTTGGGTAAAAGATGCTCTCAAACACACATATCTCGGTTATGAAACCAAAGACCTGGTTGATGTCGTAACCGGTGAGATCACCACTATCCAGTCGTTACGCCATACCTCCGATCTTGATACCGGAGAGATGTATATCTTCCTGTGTAAGGTTGAAGCCTGGGCGGTGAATATTGGCTGCCACCTGACTATTCCGCAGAGCTGCGAGTTCCAGCTGCTGCGCGACAAGCAGGAGGCGTAATGGCTACACCGCTTATTCGTGTCATGAACGGACACATCTACAGAGTACCAAATCGTCGTAAGCGTAAACCTGAGCTGAAGCCATCCGAAATACCAACACTGCTCGGATATACCGCCAGCTTGGTTGATAAAAAATGGTTGCGACTGGCAGCAAGGAGGAATCATGGCTGATTTGAGAAAAGCAGCGCGTGGTCGGGAATGCCAGGTAAGAATCCCTGGCGTATGTAATGGCAATTCTGAGACGTCTGTACTGGCACATATCCGGCTGGCTGGATTGTGCGGTACCGGTATCAAACCGCCAGACCTGATTGCCACCATTGCATGTTCTGCCTGCCACGACGAAATCGACCGCCGCACGCATTTTGTTGACGCTGGATATGCAAAAGAATGCGCGCTGGAAGGTATGGCGAGAACGCAGGTTATCTGGCTGAAAGAGAGGGTAATTAAGGCGTGAATACTTACCACATCACACTACCCTGGCCTCCGAGCAATAATCGCTATTACCGCCATAATCGCGGGCGCACGCACGTCAGCGCAGAGGGGCAGGCATACCGCGATAACGTCGCCCGAATCATTAAAAACGCAATGCTGGATATCGGCCT